AGGAGAAGTTGATGGTCGAGATGAATGGTTACTACAGTCTGGTATCGGACTGGCAGAACCGATTGTAGGTAAGTAATTTTCCTGATTGTCGTGCCCGTCGTCTTGCTGCGCTTGGGGGGGGCCCCCGGAGGGGCCAACCCCCGCCCCCCCCGTGCTCGCGACTCGAGGGCGGAATTATCAAAGTCTAGCTTGGGTTGTTAGATAAACCGTACTAACGATATTAGGTAGATGTAAGTCCATCTGTGTCTACGGAGAGTCTCGCACCGGAAAGACTTTGTGGGCTCGATCTCTTGGCAAGCATATCTACTGCGTCGGATTGGTGTCCGGAAATGAGTGTCTCAAGGTTGGAGACGTGGAATACGCCGTGTTTGATGACATCAGGGGGGGAATCAAGTTTTTTCCTTCATTCAAGGAGTGGTTGGGATGTCAGGCATGGGTTACTGTAAAATGTCTTTACCGGGAGCCTAAACTGGTTAAATGGGGTAAACCCTCAATTTGGCTAAGTAACACGGATCCACGGGATGATATGCTTCAGGCTGATGTGGACTGGATGAATGCAAATTGTATTTTTGTAGCTGTAGACAGCCCTATTTTTCGTGCCAATAGAGAGTAGAAGTTGGAAGGAAATCTAAATTATCCGTCGAGTCCTCCGAATTCCCAACAAACAAATCCACCACGTAAACATTGCCCATGCCCAACATAGTCTCTGTAGAAAAAGGGTTCGTCGAAAGTGTGCCTCCAAACTCCTGATCATTATAATGCAAGTTTCCATTCATAGGATGCCACCTCCGGTACGTACGTACCACTCCTGCATCGTTACCGCTGCTGATCCTTGTAACTTTATCGTACATAACCTTGACACGTACGGTGTCAATGGGTGCTGTGACAGGGTCCAACCAATCCTGAGGGAGAGCAGAGACCGAATTAATTCCAAGTCCACGAAACAAGTACGCGTACATGTTGGTCACATCGGGAAAAGGAAGGGCTGTATTGGCCCGTTGGTACATGAAGCCATCACCCTGGGCGAGTTTATAGTAAGCTAAGGCGGCAGTTGATATCGGCAACGGAGCTTTCGTTTGAAAAACAATCCTTCTCCACCTCCACGCGTTGGAGGTATCGGTCCGAATGGTAATAGTTTCGGCTAAACCCTTCATATAACATATGGAAGCCTGCCGGTTATTCTTCGAAGCAATCTCGCTTAAGGGATCCACAGTCTCAAGTAACGTGCGAGCCGTGGCACACCACAGAGTCATCGCAGGGGTATCGGAAGAAACGGTAAGTGAACCGATGTTGCCTAATTCAGGTGGGAACGTGTTCCCCGGAATCATGGTGTCTCTCTTCTTTGTGGACGACGTATTCAGTATTCTTCTTGTTGTCATCCTGGTGGAACGCCTCTTCCTTGTGTAAGATCGGCGGTATGTTTTCCTTGTTTTCTTGTTGTAACCTCCTCTTTTCCCGATACTCCTGTAGGGCTTTCTTCCCCGAAACCTGGACGAGCGTGACCGTGCGTACGCCATTGGGTTGTTGAGATGAGGGGGGGTCTTGGCGGGAAAACTCGGTGAGTTCTTTCGGATCCATTCTGATGTCCGAAGTCCGAAGGGGGGGGCGGGGTCAGGTATAAGTAGGTACGAAGTGTCCCTCCGTCCCTGGGCTATAACATTAGTTTGCCCAGGGACTTTTCTCAGATCACATGTCTTTCGATCTACACTGTCGATATGCTCTGCTCACCTACGCTCAATGCGGAGCCTTGTCCCCTGACCTTGTTGGAGGAAAGCTTCAGGATGCTGGATTCAGCTGTGTCATTGGACGAGAAAATCACGAGGATGGAGGAATTCATCTCCACGTGTTTGTCGATTTTGGGCGAAAGAAGCGATTCCGACGTGCTAATGTGTTCGATGTGGAAGGTCACCACCCCAACATTAGCCCTTCTAAAGGAACACCGGAAAAAGGTTACGACTATGCGATCAAAGATGGAGACGTCGTGTTCAAAAGTCTTGACCGGCCACTGGAGCGCGGAAGTGGAAATTCTTCGACTGTTGACAAGTGGACTGCGATCACGGGAGCTGTCGATCGAGAATCGTTTTGGAATCTGGTTCATGAACTGGATCCTAAGAGTGCGGCTTGTAATTTCCCCGCCCTCCAAAAGTACGCCGACTGGAAATTTGCAGTTGACCCTCCCTGTTATGAGTCACCAGTCGGACTTGAGTTTATCCGAGGAGAAGTTGATGGTCGAGATGAATGGTTACTACAGTCTGGTATCGGACTGGCAGAACCGATTGTAGGTAAGTAATTTTCCTGATTGTCGTGCCCGTCGTCTTGCTGCGCTTGGGGGGGG